ATCAGACAGATTTGATAAGTTTGGGATAAAGATCAAGGCACCAACGTTCGCTGGCAAATATGTTTTAGTATGTCCTAGCTCGTCTGGCATCCACGATTATCTAGGCAATCCAAACTGGACTAGAGATACTATTGAACAGATAAAGAGGTATACAGACAGACCAATCCGACTTCGACACAAGCCTAGGGGCAGGGGTACATCAGGACCGAGCGAGGCCAAGGTACCCCTATCCGAGGATCTCAAGGATGCATGGTGTGTGGTCACGAGTTGTAGCATAGCGGCAGTGGAGGCCATGTGTGAGGGCATACCTGTGTTCTGTGACGACAAGAGTTTCGCCACAGATGTTGGCAACATCGAACTGTCTGATATTGAGAATCCCTACTACGGTGGTCCTGAACCTTGGTTGTACAGTTTAGCATACCAACAGTTCACCCCTGAAGAGTTTGCTAATGGCACGGCTGTAGAGGCACTAATGGATAAGGAATTATTATGAAGATAGAAAAATTATCTAAAGGATTATGGGTACCTTCTACGGATGCGCAGATTGAAGAATGGAGGAAAGGTGAACCTCATATGCAGGACAAGTGTCTAAACCAATTTATAAAATGGTGTGATTCACAGAACAAAAAATTTAAGACAATAGTAGACGTGGGTGCCTGGTGTGGGACATGGAGCCTAGCCATGCAGAAGTACTCTAAAGAGATAAAGTGTTTTGAACCGAACAAGACACACTTCGAATGTCTGCACAGAAATTTAGCACCATTTAACCACGTAAAACTTTATAATAAAGCAATAGGTAATGAAATTGGTTTTATAAAATTAAGTGACGATGTTGCCTCACAAAATACCAGAGTATTGATGGAAAAAGGCGATGTGGCAATTGCCACTATTGATTCCATGGATTTAAAAAATATCGATCTTTTGAAAATAGATGTTGAAGGACTGGAAATGGAAGTTTTAAAAGGAGCAGAAAAAACTATAGAAACTATTCAATACATAATGATAGAACTTAACAACAACAGCAAAAGATATGGCAGTAGTAATCTAGAAATTGAAAAGCACCTCAAAAATTTGGGTTTTAGAATATTGATAAAAACCTGGCCCGATATTGTTTATTATAGAGCATGATGTACGAATATTTGAAAAAACTTAAAAAAGAAAAGAACTTCATGCCAAAATCTATTCTAGACATAGGCGCCTGGAACGGTTTTTGGACTCTTAATGTAAAAGCCATCTGGCCTGACGCAGAATACACCTGTATTGAGGCTGGTTCAAAACATGAAAAGAAATTAAAAAAGGTAACTCCCAGTTATCATATCGCAGTGTTGGGTGATGCTAACAGAGAAGTAAAAATGCATTTGAGAGAAATAATGAAAGGTAATAAGAAAAAAGTTACCTACACCAAAGGCTCAACTTTGTTCGGGATCTTTAAGGATTACGAAATCAGACAAATGCAGACTTTAGATCAAGTGGTAGGTAAGGATTCACAATTTGATTTGATCAAACAAGATGTGCAGGGAGCAGAGATAATGATTATGCAGGGAGCACCAAATATTTTCAAAAGAGCACAGTATGTGATACAGGAAGTCAATCTATACAAGAATCAACAATTTCCTGAAATGCCTACAGAGCATGATATGGATGTTTATATGAGTTCAATAGGCTTTTCAAATAGTGAGATTATTGCGGACCACAATAATGAACAAGTAGATAAAATCTATTTTAAGCACTAAAAAGATTGATTACTTCCTTCTTCCACTCGTCAGCGTATTCGCAATCACGATAACCGTCAAACCAAGGACCGCCTTCGGTGTAGTGCAGTATCTTTGGATTGCCATCTTTTGGTTCCTTGTACCATCCCACCAACCAATTATACTCGTGTGGCAGAGAACCTATCTCTGAATCTTCCAACCAACTGAACCGGTGTAGGAACTTTGGTGTTTGCTTGTTTAGGAACTCGGGGGTCAGTATCTTGTTCTTCTCATGTCCGCAGTTCCACAACACCATGCTACTCCAATTTTTCCTTGGGTAGGCTGTCTGTATCTGTCCATCCATCTTTATAGATCCATCCTCGGGTGTGTAATCATGCTGTACGCATACCACTGCTTTACTGTCATCACAGTACTGTTCCAGCTCTTTCGCAGGCACCTTCCATAGGAAATCACAGTCACAGAACACTGCCCACCCCTTGTAGTTGTTGAGATAAGGCACGAAAAATCTCGTGAATGTGAATTCTGTTGTGGCCAGTTTGTCAATGTCTCTGGTATAGATGCCCTGCTGTCGCATCTGGCTCTGCTTGAGAGGAAATACTTCAGCACCAGGATCTCTGCGCTTGATAGAATGCTCGCACACTTGATATGCGATGTCCTCTCTCGAATCCCACCCTACGTATACTTTCATTGTTTTTCTATTGCTTTTCCTAATTCTGGTATGTAATCGTTTATACTTATTTTTCTATGAGCGTCCCGAATTTGGATTATAGATTTAAACTTATCATAATTGTCTATATCCACCACATGCTCTTTAGAAACTTTTTGTGATAATATATCCACAAAGTTTTTACAATTTGTAGTATGAATTAGTTTTTTATCCTCAATTTTTGATAATCGATTCAACGCTAACTGCAGGAGAGTTTTTGGTAAATTATCAAATTGAAGGTATTCTGGTCTATCTAGAATGGAGAAGTTAAGATGTATGCCATGTTCGTAAGCAAAATTTATATTGTCTTGCAGATTCAAAAGATTTATATTTTGTACTACTGAGTTGATGTATAGTGTGACATTTTCTAAAGATTTGAATTTTAGAACATTTGATTCTATCGTTGACCATTTACTAGGAAATCTTATGTATTCGTTGCACTTGCCTGTAGAGTCAATGCTCAACACTAATTTTACTTTTTTAAATTTTCCTAACAAATTTATAATTTTATCATTACAGATTGTACCGTTTGTGACTATGTTTAATTGTAGATTGTCCGTCACAATTTTATCCACAGAAAGTTTTTCAAGGAGAAATAAAATTTCAGGCACCATTAATGGTTCACCCCCAAGGAGGTATAATGTTTTCAATTTATTATGAATTAACTCCTCAATTGTGTTAATCTTATCTTTGTCTGACCACGTTAGGTCTTTTTGTCGAATGTTTTGTTCTAAACCTAATTTATGATTTTCTTGTAACAGAGTAGAGCTATGCACACCATCACACATTTGACATTTCAAATTGCATAAATTAGTGATAGATACTGTAACGTCTTGGGGAAAGTCTAGTTCCCATTTGCCGAGTTGTCTTAAGTATTTTTCAGTATTTTTGTTTTGGAAAATAATTCTTTGGTCTTCATTACCCCGCATTCTATGACTAGTGGAACCACGATCCTCTTGTTGCCAACAGTCTATACATTCTTTAGGTCTTTCATTTGCGAGAAATTTATGTTTTAGATATTTTCTGTACTCACTTTTCCAAAACTTTTTGATTCCTGTTTTTACGGTGAAATTTGTTATTCCTTTGAAATTTGTTTTTTCCGGCCTGATTCTACAACAAGATTTTATAGATCCTCTTGTAAATATTTCTAACGAGGTGAATGGTCTAATACAAAAGTTATTTTTTGTTTTTGGTGAGTTCATGAATATCTTTCCAGGTATTTACTCTGGTAATTCCTGGATGAGAAAATTCTCTGTTATAGTCATGATTTATTATAATTGATTTTAATCCGTATTTCAGCCCTGTTAAAGCGTTGGCCCATTTGTCCTCTACCCAGTAGAGTCCGGTGTCTCGGAATTCTTTTAGCACTGGGTCCTTATCAGCACCGGTTTCCAGTATGAAATAGTTACTAAACACATGGTCGCCAAAGAGCTCTGCTAACCGTCTTTTCCGCAACGCTTGTGCTGGTAAATCAGAAGTTTGGCTAGTTATAGGCACGAAAGTCCAACCTTCGGCGTGCAAGAGTTTTACCCACTGCACAGAATCAGGCATCGGGTCCTGTGTCGCCATCCATGCCGAGCAGTTAAATTCTCTGATTCGATTTTTGACTATATCGGGTTCCTTGCCAAACCTTATGTGCATGTTGTATTCGGTCTGCGTGTTGGGTTGGAGTTGGTATCCTTTTGATAACATCCATTTGGTAAAATGGTGTTCCCATTCCAGCAGTACTCCGTCTACGTCTGTGAGTATGATCCTATTTGATGTCGGCATCTTCCATTCCCGCAACTCTCAGTTTGACGATGTTGGTTATCTGCCATTGCTTCTGATCAAGGCCTTTTGTGATGCCCAACCATTGGTTCCTTAGCAGTGCGAAGTCGTTTACAATTTTGGTTAAGTCGACTACGTCATCTTCACCGTCGACGTACTTCTCTGCGTCTCGGCTGGACAGTGCCCTGTTGTAGTTCTCTAGGAATTTGCGGAATGTCTTTGATCTCAGTCTTCTCAGTTCTATGTTTAGGTATTCTAATATAGCCTCTAGTTGTTGTAACTGGCTGAATCTCTCTTCCACTATTCCCGGAAGTGCCGCCGATGCTCGCTCGAGGTTTCCGTAGATCTTGCACTGTTTCCTGGCTTCCAACAGTTCCTTGTCAAAGTATGCTACACAGTCTGGTATCTTTGCTAGGCTCCTGCTTACTTCACTGTACCAATTAATCATCTTCTCCGTATCCGTCTGATTCTTCTTCGTCATCTTCAAACACGGTATTGATGGCCTCTTCGAGTTTTGGATCAAATTCACCCGATGCTTTAATTTCATCGGTTTCTACACCAATGTCCTCTAAGCTCTTGATG